TACCCACATCAATATTAAAGTCTTTTATTTCTCGTTTAAGTTCACTACACACTTGAACTAATTTTAATCTTTGATTTTCTCTCGGTGACACACCTACACCTGTAGCGGACCCTCTAAATATAACACCGTTCTTACGCGTATCCCAATCAAGTGTTGGTATTCCTTCTAAATTTATCTTCATATCATCCGGAGTTGGTATTGGAATATCCAGATAATGATTTGATGTCGCAAAACTCATGATAGGTGCCATTGTATTTGTTTTATAAGGTTCATCTATGGTATATGAGATGTATTGATATGGTGTCCGAATATGTTCTTTCATATTTAATCCATCACGTTTATTTATAAATAAATCAATATTGAATACCTCGTTTGTATGTGTAAGAGTATTCTGTAATAAATTTAAAATATCACTGAAATAACTATCTCCCCATTGAACCTGTTTTATATTACCAACCAAAGGTCCATTTACAAACCATTCTTGTAATGGACGAATATCTTCACTATAGAATGTATTAATTTTTTCAACGTATTTATTTTTCAATTTATAATATTCATCAATAGATGAATGAATATTTGTATCAATCCAAAACTCATCTTTCTTTGGAAATGGATTTATATAATTAGAATTCATAAATGGTATAAATTTCACAATCTCATTGTTACGTATAGATACATATATACCATACTTCATTATATTATACATAAAATTCAATGTATTCATAACATGTTCTAATTTAAATGACGAACCTGTATTTTTTAATTTATCTTCAATATGAGAGTAATGATTATAAGAAGAATTCTTACATTCACGTTTCTTTAATATATCATCGTTCCACATCTCTCGTATATGTGTTAATAATTCTTCATAATTTTCTATTGTTTCAGTTGTTATGTAATTACGACTTGCTTGAATATGATATGAGGATAGTTTAGGTTTAGGTTTTAATGATTTATATGTGCTATATACATCTTCAAATGTATTATCCTTCTTTTCTGTCATCGATGTTAAATGGTCTATATTATCTTCAGTTATCACACGCATACATATATTCATAGTAAGCAATTCCTGCATCAATAATTTAAAGGTATATGGNACACGTACAATACTAAAACTACGACCATAATATGTTTTTTGTTCTAATTGAATATCACCGTGTATCGTTCCTTGATATTTTAATGGTCCNTCAGTCATAGGACTGATAAATATATTNTTACTCTCATTATAAATAGCAATTGTTCCTGTTTGATTACATATTGCCAGATAATACTCATCACCNCGNTTCATTAAAGAATCATTTAAAAACGTAGACATTCCGTGAGCAATTAAAGAATCACGTTCCATCTCTCCAATACGTAATCCTCCATCATTTGCGCGTCCTTGTAGTGTTTGTCGTGTTAATAATGTTCTTGGACCACGTGCTCTATAATTAATTTTATCTTTCACCATATGTTTTAGTCTCATATAATAGGTTGGTCCAAAGAAGATATTTGCTTGTATTTGTTCTCCGGTATAACCNTTATATAATATTTCATTACCATGATTTGNTAAACCAANATTTAAAAGAACATCACCAATTTTTTCAATAATTTCTCTTGTATTACCCTTTTGTGTAAATGATGTGCTNTTTCCAAACAATCCATAATAAACACCTAACTTTCCATATAAAGTTTCAATTAATTGNCCGATAGTCATTCTNCTTGGTATAGCGTGTGGATTAATAATGATATCTGGTCGCACACCATCTTTTGTAAAAGGCATATCACTTTCAGGAACAACTAATCCAACAGTTCCNTTTTGACCACAACGACTTGAAAATTTATCTCCCATTGCTGGAATACGGTCTTCTCTTATACGCACTTTTGCTATACGAAATCCTTCATCGCCTTGTGTCATAAACGTTTTATCAACTACTCCTAATTGTCCTTTCTTTGGTGTAATCGTTTGGTCTATAACACGGTCAGGTTGTGTCATTGACATTGAACACATTCCAATCACCGCTTTTTTATCTGTCATTTGTGTCCCTTCTTTTATTAATCCATTTTTATCTAATGTTGAATAATCTAATCCAGGTTTAATTCCTACAATATTATGTTGATTTTCTATATTACAAAAATGAATATCTGTTGTTGTTCCTGATACACGACTACTTTCTTCACGTCCTTCATACATACTATAATACGTTGTTCTAAAAAGACCACGTTGAACCGCGCCTTCATTAATTAATATTGCATCTTCAGTATTATGACCGTTATAACACATAATAGCAACAAGCGTATTTTCACCATATGGATGTTCTTCTTGGTCTATATATTTCATATATCGTGTTTTAACCAAAGGTTTTTGTCCATAGTTTAATACAACACCCATTTTATCTATACGATTTTGATAATTACTATGATATAATGATACCGCTTGTTTACTTTGACCACAACCATATAAATCTCGTGGTGCTTGATTATTTTCAGGAAATACAACTAAATTCCCCATTACACCTAAAATTAATGATGGATGAATTTCCATATGTGTATATTGTTTATCACGCAATTTCATAGAATTAAAACTTGAAGAAACTAATGAATGTTCACTTTCTTGTGTATCAACATACTCAATAAACGATGTTTTAAGTTTATTTAAATATGATTTATCTGTAGGTGGGTATTCTATACCCAATTCTTCACATACTTCTTTCTCTCCACGTAATATTGATTGATTAAAATTCACCCATTTATTCCAGTAATTTGAAACTTCGTTTATAGATTTACCTAATTCTTTTACGATATATGATTTAGGTAGTTTCATTTTATCATTTGGTAAAACATACCATAATGGACGCGTCGGTCGTCCGCCATCTGTAAAAATAGTGATTTCATTCTTTATTGTATCCCAATATATACTATATAATGTTGGTAAATTTCCACTACGACGATATGTTTTAAATAAATCTATACAATAATAAGGGTCTGGAACTGACCCTATCCAATGACCATTTACAAAAATTTTAGTCATAAAAGAAAGTTCAGCGTTGTTACATTCTTCTAAATATTTAAATTTTAAAGAAGGAACATTTTTAAACCATCGTATCATATTATATTTACTTGAATGAGCGGTTACTAATGTAGATATAGCAAGATGTTTATGAAACCCAATACTTCCTCCATCCGGTGTTTCGTGAGGACATATAATACCCCATTGACTACCGTGTAATAATCGTGGACCAACAACTTTTGCAGTTGAATCAATAGGTAAATTAATTTTTCTTAAATGAGATATAAAACTATAAAAAGAAAGACGATTTAATGGTTGTGATATACCTTGACGCTTTGTATAAGTTTTAGACCCCCAATCACCTTTCATACCACGTTTTATACCATCTTCAACAATTCGTTCACGGAAATAATCATTTGGATTATTTTCAATTAAATTTATAAACCCTTTACCGTAATAATTATTAGACTTATGATGATAGTAATATTCTTTATCTATAAGTAATTCTATATTTTTAATCTGTGCTTTATAATATTCTGAAAATAAATCAGACATTAATTGTCCTGATAACTCAATACGTTTATATTTAAAGTTATCACGATCAGTTGCTGGTTCAACACCGTGATATAAATTTAATAATCTTAAAACAATATATCCAATCATATATCTCTTTGACTTAAAGTTCAGTTCTCCAACATTCGGTAAAAGATAGTTTGTTAATATATCATATACAGCACTCACCGTTTTATCTTTAGTAAATGTTGCAATAAACTTAAGAGCGGTATATTGGTCATACACGTGTCCCGCGTCGTGAATACTTGGAATAAATGTATCTATATAAGATTTATATTTATCTATATCTAATAAACATGTTTGTATAATATCTTTATCACTCGTACAACCTAACGCACGCATTAATACAAATAAAGGAATATGTGAACGAACATTAGGAAGTAATACAACAATCTGTCCGTTCTTATATTTTGTATCTGGAGCAACCATTCTTACTGCAAGTGTACGTTTTGGTTTAGAAGGGTTCTCTGATAATGTGCGTATTTCTGCACTATGACTATACATATCAATATCTTTGTTTCTTAAATAAATCATATTATCCGCAAACTTTTCTTGAGAGACAATTATTTTTTCTTTACCTTCGATGATAAAATACCCACCATAATCGTGTTTACATTCACCGAGATTATATCTCACCTCTGGTTCTAATCCATTTAATAAGCATAGTTTAGAATGAAGCATAATAGGAAAACGTCCTAATAATTTATTCTTTAATGTAATTGAATAAGGTTCTTCACCTTCAATAAAAAAATCTACATCAATATCGTAATGAATTGTAAAACCATAGGTCATATTTCTTAATCTTGCTTCATTTGGATACATAATATGAAAATTGTTTTCGTCATATATCATCGGTTTACCGAAATATATTTTATCTGTATTTTTACCTCCTAAATACAGATGTGCTTCACAGTTATATTTATTTGTTTTTTCATTTTTATCTTTTAATATACGTATTGGATTATTATCACGAAAAATTCTATAAATATCATTATCTAAAAAGTTATTATATGAATCAATATGATGCCGTGTTAAATAATGTGGATGTTCTTTAAAATAAGTATCAATAACATTCCAAGCGATTTTTTCATAATCTTCTTCTGTATTCATATTTATTATTTAATATATATGAATATTTATATCTTTTGAACACTAACATCCGGATTTTGATTTATAGGAACAGGTGATGTTGAAAAAATACTTATGGTTTTTTGTACGTTATATAACGCTCTTCTTGATAAATCAGTAATGGGATTACCGCCTTTTATACGTCGTCGTCTTTTTCTTCTTCGTTGACNACGTGTTCTTTTTCCTCCTGATTGAACTTCTTTTTGTGTAATTATAGTTTTTGAATTCATATGTCCTAAATCATTAGATTTTGGATACATATAAGACGATTTATAAGGTGGTATATTTTTATGTGTATGATAAATTTGTTTAACACCTAAACTTCCTCCACGCATTCTTCTTCTGTGTTTACGTGTTTTTCTTCTTTTAACCATTATATAAAATTGAAATATAAAAAAATAATATAAATATTTAATAATAAAAAATATGATTATTCCTGTAAAGTGTTTTACTTGTGGAAAAGTTCTTGCTGATAAATATTTATATTTTAAAAATGAGGTTAAGAAACTAAAAATACAAAAAGATATGGATGAAAACCAAGTTTTATATTTTACGGAATTAAACGTACAAAAAACTCCTGAAGGAGAGGTTCTTGACCGATTAAAATTAACTAAAATGTGTTGTCGTCGTCATATGCTTACTCACGTAGATATTCAATAATTCACATATTCTAAATCTTCAATCTTCCAATATTCTTTCTCACCATTTGGTAATGGACGCACAATAATAAATGGTAATGCTTTTTCTTCTAACTCTTTTTCAGCAATTATCATTGGGTCAATAATATCAGGTTCAACTGATACCATTGGTTGTGCTCCGTGTGATAGTTGTTTTGAACGAATACCAATAATTTTTGTTCTTTCATATTTTGTTAATATTGGCAATGTTTTATGATATGGGTCTATAATCATACCATTTTCATTACGAATGACATTATATTTAGATTGAATTTCTGAATAACTTTCTTGTATTAATTCTTTATGCACGTCAACTAATACTTCATTTCGTGTTTGTTCATTAAATTTTTTATAGGTTTCTTCTTCATCATCATCATTAATATCGTCTCCACCACCACGTGTTATATGTATATTTTTACTATCAATATTTACGTCAGAAGTTATTTCATCGTCATCGTCTGTATTATCATAATCATTATCTAATTCTTCTTCTTCTGTATAAGTCGTATGTTCATCATCATCATAATATTCTTCAGACATAGTTTTATTCTATATTCATAAAAAGATAATTTTATTTCAATTTTTATTTATATAAAAAAAATTGAATATTTATTTTATTAAATATATAATAATAATAAAAAGATGAAATTTTGTCCTCAATGTGAGAATATGCTTTATCTTTCACAACTAACATCAACTAAACTTGTATATATGTGTAAATATTGCGGTCATACACAAGACGCTCAAACAGATGAACTAAATATCTTTGAAGTATCTTTAAAATCAAGTGAGGATACACAATATCTAATTAATGAATATACTAAATATGATATGACGCTTCCACGTATTCAAGATATGGATTGTCCAAATATGGAATGTCCAAGTCGTAAGAATACTAAAGAAAAAGATATTATTTATATACGTTATAATGAAGAAGATATGAAATATTTATATTTATGTGGTGTTTGTAATCATCACTGGAAACTTAATAAGAATTTGTAATTGCACGATAACTATCAAGAAGTGCTTTATAATCAAGTTTCATATTCAATGTATTTTTATATACGTGTGAAGCAGAATAATAGATAACAGAACACTTTGATTTTTCAACTAAACGTGCTTCAATCTCATCTTTTTTATTTGAAAAATGAGATTGAATTTCATCAATAAATATCATAGAAGGAGAACTTAATGATTTAATAATTCCTATTTCAAAATTTTTATATTGGATAAGTTCGTTATAATGAACAATATCATGATGATCATTTCTGAGATGTTCAAATCCTGGTTCATTCTTCAATGGATACTCATTAAAGACTAAAATAAGTGATAGAAGAACTGAACGAATAGATTGACAAGAAGACCATTTTTCACCCTCCCACGTATTTAAAATAGACAAACAAACTTTTCCTTCAACATATAGATTAGGGTTCAATCTTGTTATACCATCACCTGTCAAAAACGTTACAATAGGCGGTTCAAATGGATATGTTTCTTTAAAATAGAATTCAAATAAATATACACCATTTTCATAAGGTGTATCTTTGGGTCCAATAATCATCGCATAACCTTTTTGAATATCATCATCATCATGCTTATAATATATTCCTTGTTTTTCTAAAGGAGATTTGTATAATTCCGCAACATCTCTAATAATTCTCTTTTGAAATTTAGACGCATTCTTCTTATGAGACATTGTTCTTATTCTATGTTTATTGGTATACACACTGACAAAGACCACAATTCAATTTTTTATTTTTTTAAAGACTGAATAATTCATTAAAAGAATTATTAATGACTGTTAATAGTCTTATGTGTTAATATGAATTAATTAAGAATGAATAATTAAAGATGTAAATAATATGTAAATATATATAATCAAAAAAAAATTGAATTATGGATATTGATTGTGTTAATGTAAACAATACCTTTCAGGTCACTAAAATGACATCGAATTTGGTTGATTTTTTAAGAACACATCAGATTAAAAATCAACAATTAGAAACAACTCATACAAAGATTGGTTCACGTAGTGGAAAAGATATTCATTACGGAGGTAAATATCATATACCTGAAGATGAACTGCCTGAATTTTATAAGCATTATTACAACGCTGTTATTAAAAATAAAAAACGTGAATTTCTTACAGAACTTCAATTGCGTAATAAACCACTTGGAGAGTGTGGACCACTTTTATTAGATTTGGATTTTGAGTTTAAACAAACTTCAATGGATACAAGAATCGTAAATGAAGATTTATATGAAGATATTATTGTTCTTTATTCAGAATATCTTTGTAATTATTTTGATATTCAGAATAATGATAAGATACCCGTATGGGTATTACAAAAACCTAACATGAAGTTTAAAGAAGACAGTATTAAAGATGGATTACATATTATATTCGGTATTCAAGTTCCTCATAAAATTCAATGTAAGATTCGTGAGGATATTATGAGTAAAATGAAGAATTTGATTGATGATGAAGGAACACTGTTGAAAAATGATATTGAAGATGTGTTAGACAAAAGTATAAGCAGTGGTTCTACAGGGTGGCAATTATTCGGTTCAAGAAAACCAAATCATGAAGCATATGAATTAAAAGCGTATTATGATATTGTGTTTAATTTTGATGATGAATCGTTAGAAATAGCTATTGAAGAGAATAATGTTGAAGAATTTGTAAAAAAAGGTCCTGAAGTAATTCATTTATTGAGTGCAAGAAATAATACACATAAATACTTTCCTCTAAAAAAACAATATGAATATGATGAGGAAGAAGTCATTGTGAAAGATACTGTAGATAAACCTTTGTTGACAAAAATTACATATAATTTTGAGTTTGAAGAGATTCAAAACGTAGAAATGTTGAAAAAAATAAATGAAACAGTTTTAAAAGAAGATGAATATTTGTATGAATCTTCCTATAAAGAATTATATAATTGTGTAATGTCTTTACCAGAAAAATACTATAATGATTATTATTGGTGGATACGTGTAGGATGGGCATTAAAAAATAGTGATGATAGGTTGTTTTTAACATGGATGGAGTTCAGCTCACAATCTGAAAAATTTGATATCAATGATATTAAAAAGTATTATGAAATGTGGGACATTCAAATGAAGAACAAAGGATTGACTGAACGTTCAATTAAATATTGGTTAAAGCAAGAAAATCCTTTGCGTTATAAAGAGATAAAGAATGAAACAATCGAACATTTAATGCGTCAATCTGTAAATGATTTCAATGATTATAACATTGCTCTTGTTGTATTTCATTTATATAAAGATGAGTTTCGTTGTCCAGACTTGAAAAACAAAGTATGGTATCGTTATAAAAATCATCGTTGGGTTGAAATCAATAATGGTTCATCATTAAGAATTCTTATATCAAAAAATGTTTCACAATTGTATTCTAAAAAGGCAGACGAGATTTTAACATATGCGACGGAACAACAATCAAAACAAGATATTCAACAAGATATGTTGGATGGAATGGGTGGAGATAATTGTTCTGTAGCACAGACTGAAGCAACAATAGAAAAAACAGAAAGTTATTTCAATAAACTTCGTAAAATCAGTCAAATGTATAATAAAATTTCTAATAAACTTGGGAACAATTCATTTAAAAATAATATTATGCGTGAGGTAGCTGATTTATTTGCTGAAGAAGATCCGAACTTCTATAACCGACTTGATTCAAATCCATATTTATTGTGTTTTAATAATGGTATTTATGATTTTGAGGAAGGTTTATTCCGTCCTGGACGTCCCGATGATTATGTATCTAAAACAACACATATTGATTATATTCCACTTGACCGTGAAACACATAAAGATACAATTGAAGAAATTCTTGATTTTATGGAAAAACTATTTCCTGTAAAATCATTAAATACGTATATGTGGGAACATCTTGCGTCCACACTCATTGGTTATAATAAGAACCAAACATTTAATATTTATAATGGCTGTGGACAGAATGGTAAAACAAAACTTGTAGAATTAATGAAAATGACATTGGGAGATTATCAAGGATCAGTTCCTATTACGTTGGTTACAGGAAAGCGTATTGGTATTGGTGGAACATCAAGTGAGATTGCTTTATTGAAAGGTATTCGGTATGCGGTTATGCAAGAACCATCAAAAAATGATAAACTTAATGATGGTGTTATGAAAGAGTTGACTGGCAATGATGAGATTACTGGTCGTGCTTTATTTAAAGAACCAGTAACATTTGTTCCACAGTTTAAATTAGTTGTTTGCACGAATAATTTATTCGATATTAATACAAATGACGACGGTACGTGGAGACGTATTCGTCTTTGTGAATTTATGTCTAAATTTATAAAAGACCCAGAAAAAGAAGTGAACAAAGATGAAAATAAATATTACTATTTCAAACGTGATAAAGATATTGAAAAGAAGTTCGTAGAATGGAAAGAAATATTTATGAGTATGTTGGTTGAACTTGCTACAAGAACAAAAGGTAATGTAAATGATTGTGATATTGTGTTGAAAGCAAGTGATAAATATCGTAGTGACCAAGATTACATTAAACAATTCATTGACCAGAATATTGTGCCATATGAAGAAGGTTCTATTCGTATTAAAGACTTACAATCAGAGTATAAGATGTGGTGTGATATGAATACAATCAGTATTCGTAAGTTCCCCTTCAAAGATGTTAAAGAATATATGAATAAAAAATATACTCTAAAACATACATATTGGTTACATTGTCGTTTAAAACAAGATGTAGATGATGAGATTGATGAAATTAATTAAAGGGATTTTATTATAGATATAATAACATTAACAATGAATTATTGTATCTACAATTTACCACGCAATCACAACAAAATTACGAATGTGTCTATTCATAAGTTTAATGAAATTATGAATGAACCATTTATTAATAAAAGTCTATTTTTTTATTTACAACAAGCAAAAAAACAAATACAAAAACATAATAAGAACTGGGATAATTATAAAAAATTAACAAATCCATTAGAATTTCTTCATACACAATGTCGTGGACGCACGGTCGCGCAACACTCACCTATATCAAGAGCTTATTTTAAGTTTATTGAGATATATATTCAAAGTCATATACAATTTAATCATTCTATAAATTCGTTCCATCTCGCAGAAGGTCCAGGAGGATTTATAGAAGCGTTATCTAATATACGTAATAATATGAATGATACTTATTATGGTATGACGCTCATAAATAAGAGTGATAAATATATTCCATCATGGAAGAAAAGTAAAAAAGTTCTAATAAATAATCCTAGAATAAAATTAGAGTATGGTTCTGATAATACAGGAGATTTATATTCATATAATAATTTGAAATATTGTAGAGATAAGTATTTTAATACAATGGATCTTATAACTGGTGATGGTGGTTTTGATTTTTCTATAAACTATGAACATCAAGAACAAATGATATGGAAGTTATTATTCGCACAATTAATTTACGCTCTAACAATGCAAAAACAAGATGGTGTATTTATCTTGAAGTGTTTTGATATTTTTCATTATTATACAATTGAAATAATATATTTATGCACGTGTTTTTATCGTAAAGTATCAATATATAAACCTAAAACAAGTCGTCTTGCTAATTCTGAAAAATACTTAATATGTAAAGGTTTTGAACGTGATAAAGTTGATTTAGATTTATTTTATAATATTTATGAAAATGTAATATGTTTAGAAAAACCTTGTAGACTTTTGAATATTCATTTTCCTTATATTTTTATATCTAAATTGATAGAAATAAATGCAACATACGGACAACAACAGATAGAAAATATTTATTTTACATTGAATTTGATTAAAGAACCAATAAATGAAAAAAATAAAGAAAGAGTAGAAAAAAAATTACAAAAACATATTAATAATTGTATTGAATGGTGTAAATATCATAATCAACCTTATAATTATATACCAAACTTTAAACTATGGATACAACAGATTATATTTAATTTATATAAGTTAAATCAATAAAACATTCNTTTATAGGTTTAGTTTGTAATGACTTTTTTTCTGTATCATCATTCATAAGTTTAAAACCTTGTGATTTATAAAATTTAGTTCGTTTATTTGATTGAACTTTGAATACTTGATGACTATCAATAATATCATACACAACAGGTTGTTGTTTATGATGTGTTCTTAAAATTCTACCAACAGCTTGTGTTACATCTGAACGTGGTGATGCCATTAATAAAGCACTTAATGTTTTAATATCTAATGCTTCTTCGGCCATCGCGTATGTTGCCAATACAATTTTTTTATTGTTTGCCGTTTCATTTAAATCTTTTTCTTTCATTCCTCCTATATAATAACCCACACTTTGTATATTTCTTGCTGTAATCGCCGTATATAAATAATTTAATAAAGATTTATTATGTGCCAACACCATTAATTGATGTCTTGGTTCTTCATTAAATATTTTTTTAATAATATTAATAATAAACTCACATCTTGGTGTATATTCACATATTTTCTTTATTAATAAAGAATGATGAACTTTTCCCATATAATTTAACGGTGTTTCATTATATTCTTTATCATTTATTGAATATGGTATTTGATATACGTGTACACATTGCTGTTTATCTCTTTTTATTTTCTTATAAACAACCTGGTCTAAAAACATTTTAAACACTTTAGTAAGTCCATCTTTTCTCTTCATTGTTGCTGATAAACCGAGCATATAAGGACATACAATTTTAAATAAAGAACGACAAAATACTTCAGCACTAATATGATGACATTCATCAAATACAGCAAAACCAAAATATTGAAATAAAGATTGTGGATATTCCTTCATTGATATAGATTGAAGCATACCTATAACAATCTCTTTATTTTCAATATCAATTGTTGAACCTTGTATTTTTCCAATCTTTACAGAAGGTAAAAATTGTTTAATACGTTCAATCCACTGGTTCATTAAAAATTCTTTATGAACGATAATTATCGTCTTTCTTTTTAATTTAGAAGCAATATATAAAGCACAAACAGTTTTACCCATTCCACAAGCAAGTTCTAATAATCCACTTTGTGTTTTTGAATCCAAGAAGGATTGAATAATTGGTTTCTGAAAATCTCGTAATTCACCTTTAAATTCAAAGTTATTTTTAAGAATACCTTGATTTTGTATTTTTGATTGTATCGACAAATACTCTTTATCATTTAAATACGTTCTATATACATAAAACCGTGGAAGATAAAGTTTAAACATTGATTCACGATATACAGGAAATGAAGGTGTTGTATAATTAGGTGTCATTTTAGCACTATCAGGAATGAATGGTTTTACAATTAATGATTGTTTTAATTTTTTTATTTGTTCTTTCGTTAATTTATCTTTACCAATGGTAAACCCTTTTGAACCAATATAACCATATTCATAAAGTATTTTATCCATGATTTAAAAAATAAGTAGATTTTAAATCATAATTTCAATTTTTTATCATTCTATAATATAATAAAGATTTTTATGAAAGATTTTAAAGTACACCATACTATTCTTGTTGTATTAATGATTTTATTTATAGTATTTCCTATTGAAGTTCCTTTATGGATGGCCGAACTTATTACACCCACTTTATCTAAATTTGTATTATACGCATTTGGATTATCATTAATGTGGATGCACCCCGTTGTAGGAACAATCTCTTTAGTATTTATTTATGAACTTATTCATAGAGCAGAAACACAAACAGGGGATTATCAAATTAGAAAATACTTACCATCATCATTAAATCGTGATAAGCATCTAAATGCTTTAAATCAATTCCCAACAACATTAGAAGAAGAAGTTGTACAAAAACGTATACCACAAGTTTATAACAAGATTTTATCACCACCAACATATAAACCAATGCTTTATAATGAACACCAAATGGAACCACTATCTTAAGATGATGTTTCAACTGGTTTTATTGTTGTTGGTTTCAATTTCAATTTATTTAATAAATATATTGATACAAAATACATAAGAATGACTGCAAAAATAATGCCGAGAGATATAATCACCCAGAAT